TGACAAGGCGATCAAGGAGGGTGACACCAGAGATCCAGCCAAGCTGACGAGCAGCCTCGTCCTCAACTTCAAGGGTCAGAGTGTGCCTATTGTGGAGGGGTTTGCTGAGGTGCTCGACGGCCCCACTGGATTCATGCTCATCAAGCGCGATGTCATCAAGAAGATGTACGAGCACTACCCAGAGCTTGAGTGTGTGAATGACCACCAGAATCGCGACCTGGAAAAGTACTGCGCCATCTTTGACTGTATGATTGATCCAGTGTCTCGTCGGTATCTCTCAGAGGATTACGCCTTTTGCCGTCGGTGGCAGCAGATGGGTGGTAAGATTCACGCTGATGTCACGTGTACTCTTGGGCACGTGGGGAACCTACGTTTTATTGGGTCGATGGATGATCGTTTAAAGAAGATTATCTCAGTCAAGACATGATGACCATCACAGTCGCTGCATTTTCCCGGAACAAGGCGATTCATTGTACAACTATGCACACAATTATGAACATCCATATGTTCTGCATGATTAAGAATATTCACATGGATGTTCACTTTTTGCGTGACCGTCCATCCCTGACGAAACTTTTTAAAAATACTGACCGCCTCATTATCCTCGAGTATGGCTCGAGTCTCAACCAGGAGTGCATCGCGACAATGTGCGGACCGATGCCACCTTCATACAATGTGATGGTGTTCCCAGCTGTAAAGGAGGGTATTAACTGGGAGATGTTCAAGAAGAAGACTGTGGAGGGGTCATCAGAGCCACCCCATCAGCGAGGCTTGGACTTTGACACTGTCCTCGACAAGCAGATTGGAGAGTCTCTGTGGACGGTAAAGTCTACAGAGGCTGTTGTGTGGTGTATGGATACAAAGCTTGTTGATAAAAAGACTCGTGGGGCGAAGGAGTCGGTGAAGCTACCGGTTGACTCACCCAAGGAGTTTTTTGACACTCTACTAAAGCTGGGTATCAAGATTTGCGCCTGCAGTGCCGCCAAGTGTACTTTGCATTATACTTATGAGTGCGTCTCCAATATTATGGAGAGTGCGGGTATTCATATACAGCCAACCCCCCAAAAAGTGTGAACCCTGGAGTCCCAAGTATTAGAGATGACTGACTCTGTACACGCACGCAATGAAATACGTCGAGAGAGGTTCGGAACTCGAGACGGCCCTTAAAGAGTTTATAAAGGTGAGTTGGGGCTCTTTCGACCGGGAGCGGTTCCCTGGACCTCAACCAGTTTCGATTGAGCGGAGGCACTTTAGCGCGCTCAAATCTCAACCGTATCTGGTTTGCGAAAAGAATGACGGTGTTCGAAACATGCTCGTATGTTTTGAGTTTCAGGGGAGGAAGATGTGCATCCTGGTGAATCGCGCCTTCGAGGGTCGCATCACAACACTTACCGTGCCAAAAAACACCATACTCGATGGAGAGTTGATGCCAGGTGACAAGTATCTAGTCTATGACGCAGTGATGCTGAATGGTGAAAATGTTATGATGCAGCCTCTCACCGAGCGTCTAAGAAAGTCTCAGAAGATGTGCTCCGTCATTCTGAAGACACCACTCAACCCATCCGTCAAGGTGAAGCCAATGTACCCACTTGCTGAGATTCAGAAGGTGTTTGACACACTCAGCCCAGAGAATGACGGCCTCGTATTCACCCCTATCAACGAGCCAGTTCGTATGGGGACACACGAGACTATCTTCAAGTGGAAGCCTCGCGAACACATCACCATTGACTTTTTGTGTGACGTGGATGCCACTGTCGATGGCAGCCCAGTGATGGGGTTGTTTATCCAGGGACCAACCTACATCACAACTCTCACAGGTTTGACTGCGTCCGGTGATCCAACGCGGTTCAAGGGGAAGATTGTCGAATGCGCTTACGGGGACTGTGGGTGGTATGTCATCAAGGAGCGCCCAGACAAGACCCACCCCAACAACCGCAGGACATACGATCGAACCCTGGTGAACATCCGCGAGAATATACAGACAAATGAATTTCTCAACATAGTGTAAATGGCATTCACCCTGTCAGATCCTTCGTCTTGTCTCTTTTGGTCCCTGTCCAGTGATAAATATAGTCTCTCAAATGTCAACCCAGCCACGTTTGTTCAGGAGGGTTCATATTTGAAAAATGTCGACTCGAACAACTACGTGCGCGTAACCGATTTCACCCTTGTGGATTCTGAGTTTGACGCAGTGAACGAGGAGCTGTTCCGTTTTCAGTTTGAGGAGAAGGGTGGCATCAACTGGTTCCCTGGACGTGTGTTCAGCGTGTGCGAGAATCTGGAAATTCTGCCAGCTCAGGTAAATGAGGGTATTGACTGGGTTCGTACCTACGATCTCGAGCCCGTTGTGGCAGAGGAGCCCGTTGTGGCTGAGGAGCCCGTTGTGGCTGAGGAGCCCGTTGTGGCAGAGGAGCCCGTTGTGGCAGAGGAGCCCGTTGTGGCAGAGGAGCCCGTTGTGGCAGAGGAGCCCGTTGTGGCAGAGGAGCCCGTAGTCGAATCTGACGAGGATGTCCCAGTTTCTCGTGCGTCAGCACTCATTGAGGAGGCTCTTAATGCCAAGGCTGCTGATCCAGAGGAGCCTGAGGATGAAAAAAATGATGCGTAAAATATATGGATCTCAAGTGGAGTAAGTTGGCGCAATATCCAAACGGGTCAAAGAACCTATATCATAACAACCGCACTCGCGGTCGCATAACGATTCGTCTAGAGCGTGGTCAGACTATTGAGCAATATCTGCAGCAGCATGGGAGGTTGCCAAACTGGGTACCACCAGTGGCGCCACAGGAGGATCCGAGGATCGTAGCTGCGCGCGCTGCTGAATGGAGGGCATACAGAAATGCTGCCATGGCAGCAGCCCCCACATGGGGTAATACTTATAAGTTTACTAACATCCGGCGCGGATTCAATGAGCTTGGTAAGCCATGGGGTATTAGCAAGAACAGCTATGAGAGTCTGATCCAGAAGGAGCATGCTCATCCAGAAAGAAACTTTAAAAAACCACGTATCACTGTACGTACCAAAAACCTTGATCTATTCTCTGACAAACTCCAGACTATTGGATGGCAGAAGATTGTGAATGGTGCAAAGTTTAAACAGTTTTATAAACAGTTCACGCCGAAAGGAGGCGGCCTAAGAGGTATACTTATGAGTATGAACAGTTCAAACACCAACAACTTCCGTGGGCGTACACAAGTCCGAAACAAGGTTCCAGTCATCATGTCGTAACCGACTTTTTGTACATGGCAAAATAGTACGGCCCAGTCTCTTGAAAATCATCAACATCGGTGAGCATATCATCATCCTTTATGAGCCACTTTCCCTTGTGGCTTACAATGGCTGCATAGTGACCCCCTAGATGCGAACCGAGATGGATTGCTGCTGCGTAAACCTTGTACTTGGTGTCACCAAACTTGAGTTCTTTTGGTAGGTGCACCTTCTGCTTCTGTTGGTACATGTTGAAGCTCACCATGAAGATGGTCCCTAGTGAGTCAGTCTTGACTTGTACCTCCGCTTCTGGCCACTCCTTGTCAGAGGAATCCTTGTATCCGTTTATTGTTGTCGACTTTTCAAAGAAATCTTCATCCTGCTCGAGCATCTTGCACGCAAACACCTCTGAAGTGGATGAGCTTCCCTCGGGCCACGTCACTACAGACTTGGCCGAGCCATAAAAGTGCTTCTGGATCCACTCGAGCCCAAGAGACTTTTCAAATATGTCAATCACACAGAGCACAACCTCTTGCACATCATTGGGGTCGGAATTCCGAAACTGGCTGTAGCGACTCCGCAACTCCTTGAGAACCGGACCAGGATGAATCGGATTTGTATTCTTGCTCAGCCACACCTCCTTTACAAGTTTGTGATACTCCTTTGTGAACGAACAGTCTCCAGTATAGCCGTGAAGAAGGAAACGATTCGTCAAAATTGGTGTATGCATTAAACACTGGATAGCTGAATTGAAATAGCAGGTATTCCCGAGATTTACGAGACCCCTCATATCTATAAAGGCTTCCTAAACTTTAGTATAAAAGCTAGGATCCCTAATTGATTAAGATGGAGTCGCTATTTGCCACGTTTGCACCCGTTATTCGGTCGCATAGCACCATGCCTCATGTCGAACTCGAGTTTCGGTTCGGAAAGATGAACCGAGGCCGCTTCGACACGAATGTTGGTAAGGAGTCTTATGAGCGCACGCTCAAGAATCTGGCCAAGTACAAAGGGTGGGAGTCGACCGCCAAGTCGGAGGATACGATCTACTACGGTCTGAATGGGCGCAGGGCTGTGTGCAACCCAGAGAGTGGTGACGTCAAGCGAGTTATCAAGAATCGGGTTCAGGTGGTGGATCACGCTCAGGAGGGTCAGCCGTTTGATGTGCGACTTGGTATCTCGACTGAGGTTCCGTATGAGCCCGCTGAGGAGGAGGAGGTGTTCGAGGAGACGAAGAGCCGAGTTCGATACTCGTTTACTCGCAAGAATCTCGTCATAGACGTTTCGGCGATTCAGGGTTCACCTGACGATCCCGACTGTGACGAAGATATGTCGTACCAGATTGAGCTGGAGATTATTGACCCCAGCAACATTGGCGATGACTCGACTCTGTACAACTTGATGCACAAGGTGTTTGATGTAATGCGAATCACATAGTTTCAACATTTGCCTTTGCACCCCCTTGACCAAAGGTGCCGTAATTTCTCCCGCGGATGTTACGATACTTGGCTGCGAGCGTGTTTCTGTAGGCTGTCACTTGTTCAGCAGTGGGATATCTGCCAGTCTTTTTCGTCTTGGCAAACATAATCACATTCTTCACGAACTGCGCACGACTCGTCTCTGGTATGTTGTTTGTCCGGACTGACTTTATCAGGGCATGATTCTTCTTGTGTTGCATGATGAATGCGGCACGCTTGTATCCGGCTGGGGTGTTTATGTATCGCTGGATATTCTCAGCAGTGTATGGTACATTACCCATTGACTGAATAAAGTGCTGACGAGACTTTTCATCAGAGCTCTCCTTGCGGGTCGGTCCCCGCACGGCTGGTGGTTTGACTGGAGGGGGTGCTGGTGTAAAGTTTACACGAGCTCTTGGTGGAGCAGCACCCTTCTTTGCAGCCATCTCTGCACAAATCTTTGGTCTCGACTTGCCCTCTGGATCGATTCCAAAAGCTCGTGCGTACTTCTTCAAGACTTCAACTGGGAGAGTTGCGCACTTGCGTGAGGGGTTGGGCTTGCCGTTTTTCCGCGTAGCGCCTTTAATCGAATTACCCATTATGTAATACTTTTGTCCCTCAACCGTGAAGTTGGCTGCATTCTGGCGGGTATCCTGAAGCTCCGCAGCCCTCTTCAGTCTCTCGCACATCTTAGCAACCCCCATCCCCTTTCGTATGCCAGGAATCTCGAGCCGACGAGCTACACTCTCGAGCTGATCCTCTGACATCCGGAAGCACTGACGTCCACCAATCTTCAGCACCTCAATCTCGCGATTTCTAAACTTTTGCTTCTCCAGAGTCAACTTTACTCCGTAGTTGACTGAATTGGGACCAATGATACCAAACAGAGCCTTCACTTTGTCTGGTATCGGCACACCCGCTGCCCGGTAGGCTTCAGAGACGGTGCGTCGAGATGAGACATTAATCTCTGGAATCTTGTAGCACGATGGAAACCCCTGCGCATTGGGTCTGCAGTAGTAGCCTGGCGCGCAAGTACCCTCGAAAGAGTCGGGTGGGTTGGGTGGGTTTTGTGAACGAGTTGTATACTTTGGCTCCGCCTTGGGTGCGGCTGGCTTTTCATCTACAAAAGATGTAACAAGTGCATAGTCCTGGACAGCATCGAGGATACCCTTGATGAAGCTAATCATAGAACCAGGATCCGCCACCTTGCCTCTGAACTGTATAGCTCCAGTTCGGTAGAAAGTAATGACAAAGAACTTTTCTTTGTACTCCTCCTCCTTCATTGGCACTCTGCGCCCGAATATAGCCTCCGTCACAGCCTGCTCGACAGGCACCTTGGCTGGCTGGAATACACTCTTGTTTTCAACCATGCGTGTATACTTGGCTGAATACTTGTAAGAAAGACCTAGCGATCTGAGACCAGTCTCCTTCTCGTAGTATATAGTACCACCAGTCCTGCCAAGCAACTCTGGTGGAAAGTGAAGCCTCAGTGCATCTAGACTGATATTCTTATCAATTCTCAACTGACCTGAAGTGTTGGAGATGATTACATTCTCCACATTGCCAACTAGGCGCTCGGTATACTTGACAACATCATCCACATCCGATGCACCAGAAAGTCTCAGAGATCCATTTGTAAAAATGTTGACAATGTTACGCTTTCCACCCAGATCAAAAGTGATCATAATCTGGTTTGGTCTATAGCCTGTGCTCTTCAGAGGGATGACACTCTTCGAGTTTATTCTGGCAAGCTCCTTGAACTGACCACCCTTTAAGCTTGCGGATATGAATCCGGGTGGTTTAGATGTCACGAGCTCATTGAAAAGTTGTACAACATCAACAGAGTCTGTGTGTGCAGTTGCGTTGAAGAGCATAAACTTGAGTTGGGAAAGCTTGTATGCTCTTCCTCGCCGTACGTTCCGAGCTTTTTTGAGTTCCTTACGTTTTCCAACCACTTTTCGCATAAGTGCTAGTTGGCGCAATGTTAGTCCTGACTCATCCTCAGGGAGAAAAACATCACCTGTTACCTTTGGCAATTTTCTACCGAGCAACCGCTCGATGTCATCCATCTACTAGTAGTCCTCAGAAAATTCTAGGTTCGCACCCTCTTGGTGCACATCAACCCCATAGATGAAGGGCTGGGAGATATAAGCGCGGCCGTTGTACGTCTTGGATTCGGTCCGCACCTCAAGGTCCTTCGAGCTGAACGGCCCAGCGTAAAAGTCGGGGTTGAACTTGTGCCGGCCAAGGTTGTTCTCCTGACAGTGCTGGTTGAACGAATAAATGAAGAGCTTCTGAGGGCAGAAGAGGTCCGGCCCAAACTTGAGCTTCTCCGAGTTGAGAAAGTTCTGCAGCACGTTGGTAACCATCGCCACCTGCTGCCGGATAGTCTTGAAGTAGTCAGGGACTGCATTCCAGATGTCCACCGACTTGTACTTTTGAGCATACTCGATGTACGCCCTGACGCACTTTTGAAGAATGAGGGGGAGCTCAGAGTCGAGCTTCATGTCGAGAGTCGGGTCAGCAGCCACCACCTGGCGGCCAAAGTTCCATACAAGGAGACGGCGAAGGATACTTCCAGAGTTATCCTTCCAGCCTGGCATCTCATTACCACCAAAGATGCCTGGCACCTTCCAAGTCACGCTCTGTGCCGTCTTGAACTTGCGCGCAACTGAGATGTCCTCACCAGATACCAGCGACTGAAACTCCGCCTGCTCAAGCTGGATGTCACCCTTGATCTCGGGGGCGATAAACATGAAGCCATCCTTGATGCTCTCAAGTCCAAACTTCTTTTCGATGTTGTTTGAGAGTGTCCGGACATCGTCAGACTCGTAAAACTTTTTGCAAACCTTGGTGATGATTGTAGACTTGCCAGTTCCTGCGATACCCTTGAGGAAGGGGATAATCTGCCAGCTGTCCATATCACTGACGTCAAAGCAGAGGCGGCCGCAAAACACGTACAGCCAGCGAGCTACATCCTCTGGAAACTTCTGATACTCCATAACCGACTGCATATGAGGGGTTGGGATGTCGTACCAATCCTGATCTTGCTTCTGCTCATCAAAGTACTGGTCAAAGTACTTGCAGCTGACAATGGTGGGGTCGAGACGGTCAAACTCGTCGGAATCGTACTCGTAAAACTTGGGTGTGTAGAGCTTCTTTTCAGCATCCCAGAACTTGCCGATGTAGATGCCGTTCCGGAAAGACCACACACTGCGATTCTTTTTAATGTCTGGAAACTGGATATCCATACACGTCCCGAGGTAGTTGATGGTATCCTTGGCGCAGCCACCCTTGCTCGTCAGGTTGCGCCACATGTCATACTTGCACTCCTTCTGAGTCTTGGTGTAGACAAACTCGGAAATCTCCATAACTGGCTCCCAGGCCCGAGTCGACTTACCATCCAGAGTCTTAATCTCGCGGAAGCACTGATCCTTGTAGCGCTTGTACTTGCTCAGGTAGGCTTCGTGCAGGAGATACAGCAGGAGCTGCTGCCACGGGGTGAGATCCTTCTCCTTGTCACCGTCAGCCGGTGCATCAACCGACGAATACCGGAAGATAGATCCATCGTGATCGAGCGGGATCGGGACGCTGTACGGGGAGTTGAGCCGCTCCATGATTCGGGTGTGGTAGAGAATCAGCTCGTACGAGTCACTGTACATCTGGATAATGCGCTCAATGCGCTGCATGATGGTAAACTCGTGGCCTTCGAAATCCACCGACGGGCAGTAAGCCACCTCCAGAGCCCGAGCCCGAAACTTGAGCTCGTTCAGAAGCCGCTTCTTCATCCCGCATTGCTCAGCAACCCGCCCAATGTCAATCTGGTGAGGCCCATTCGGACCAAGCTCAGAATCGTGAAAATAGATTTGAAATGCGATGCGAAGTGTCACCGCTTCTTGCTTGTAACAGAGGTCCTTCTCTTCCAACTGACTCAGAAAAACCTCAATATCCTCCTTTGTAAGGAGGTTGATCTCAGACTTGTGAACCTCGAGACGGATCTCGCGAGCCTTCTCGGGTGTCGAATCCTTCTCGATCGTGTTCATTGTATTTGGAGCAGTTTTATTTTTTAAACCTAGTCAAAAACATGTATGCTTTTGAGTGGGTTTCTTGTTAGGGTTTGTCATGAGTTTATGCTGGGGCTGTGATTCCCTGGGGAGCCTTTGGTGTCAGGGCCGTCAGTAGCTTGACCATAATCTTATTGTGCATCTCCAGCTGGTGGACCACATCCTTGATTGAGGTGTGGAGGTCAGTCACGATACCAGCCAGATTGTTGCCATCATCATTGGTCAGCAGGCCGCCGAGGGCCTCGGCCAAGTCAAACTCCATGGGCATCATCTCATCATCGAACTCATCATCATCGTGCTGGGGGCGAGACATTTACTGTGTGCTTGGAAAATTCGAAGACTCAGGAGGCGCGCTGCGGGATGGTTGATCCATATTATTTTCTTGGGGTATTGTAAAATGGCCGGAGGACTTATGCAGCTCGTAGCTTATGGCGCCCAGGACGTCTACCTGACCGGTAACCCCAAGGTTACCTTCTTCCAGGCAGTGTACAAGCGCCACACCAACTTCGCAATGGAGCTCATCCAGCAGACGGTGAACGGTACCCCATCAAACGGTGGCCGCGTGTCCGTCACCATCGCCCGCAACGGCGATCTGGTTGGCAACATGCACCTGGCACTGGCACCAGCACTGACCGTGCTGGGCTCGGCCGTGACCGCCAACCTGACCTCCAACAACAGCGCCTACGATTCCAACTGGATCGCCGAGCGCGCCATCGCCGCAGTGGAGCTGACCATCGGTGGCCAGCGCATCGACAAGCACTTCCAGACCTGGTGGCGCCTGTACGCTGAGGTCTTCCTGAACCAGGACAACAAGACCCAGTACAACAAGATGACCACCGCCGTGGCTGCCCTGCGCATGACCGGCACCGGCACCACCCCCTACCGTGTGTACCTGCCTCTGCTGTTCTTCTTCAACCGCAACCCAGGCCTGTACCTGCCCCTGATTGCTCTGCAGTACCACGAGGTCCGCCTGGACTTTGACCTGACCAGCTACTACAGCAGCTACCTGAGCACCGCCATCTTCGAGGTGTGGGCCAACTACATCTACCTGGACACTGAGGAGCGCCGCCGGTTCGCCCAGAAGGCACACGAGTACCTGATCGAGCAGGTGCAGCACAGCGGCGGCGACACCATCGCCTCCGGCTTCAGCGAGACCAGCCCCCAGCTGATCCGCCTGGCATTCAACCACCCAGTGAAGGAGCTGGTGTGGTGCTACCAGAACTCTTCCCCATCCACCCAGCTGAACGCCATGTGGAACTTCACCACCAACCACGCCAACGTGAACGTGACCGTGGACCCCACCCTGCTGGCCTCGTCCAACATCAACTGCTACGAGCCCCAGTTCCTGGGCGCACCCAAGCTGGTGTGCGGCTCCAACACCATCGTCGAGACCTTCAAGGGCACCCCCACCGTCTCCACCTCCGTGTACTCCACCTGGACCGAGGAGGGCAACAGCGCACCAACTCTGTACGAGGTGGGCCCTCTGCACCAGTTCAAGGTTATCCTCAACGGCCAGGACCGCTTCAAGGAGCAGTACGGCCGCTACTTCAACCAGGTGCAGCCATTCTACCACCACTCCGGCAACCCCTACCCAGGCATCTACACCTACTCCTTCGCCCTGCAGCCAGAGGAGCACCAGCCAACCGGCACCTGCAACTTCTCTCGCATTGACAACGCCCAGGTGTACGTCGCCCTCAAGGCCACCTCCCTGGCAACCATCCAGAAGATGTTCGCAGTCAACTACAACATCCTGCGCATCCAGTCTGGCATGGGCGGCCTCGCATTCTCCAACTAGAGAACCATTGCAGAAGCCTTGCGAAACGCGAAATATACACGGGCCTACGGGCCGGCCTTCGGGCCCAAGAGTGATAAAGACTCCTGGGACTGAAACCATATATGGAAGAAGACTATATCGAGTTGGCCACATTCATCAATATGTGGGACTTGGCTGATAAAGAACATCAGGAGCGATCTCGCGCGGAATTCCGTCAGTTTATGGTAGCTATGGTCGATAAAGGTCCTGAGCATCTTATCGGTATCTGGCGGTTGTACCTGAAAACTCACCAATCATCTTAGAAGAGCCATCTTTTTCTGAAAGATAAGGCTCGCGTATTGCTGATCAATTTCCAACTTTTCCTCGGTAAGATCGCGTATATAATAAGGTAACTTCATCACCACGTTAAGTTCTTCTTTATTCACAATCACCCTCTTTTTGGAATTCTTGAAAAATGCTTTTGCTTTACGAAGTTTCTGCCCAACCTCCATCTGCTGACTCTTGACTACAGTCAGCAGACGGTCGATATCATTTACGTTGACGCTTTTGGGTTTGGTAATGTTTCCCATTACTGTACCATTAGTCTAGAAAATACCTGTCTATACTATAGATGTACGCTAGACCCATACCGCGTCAACTCCTGCCAGACTTGCAGGTGGTCCCAGAAGGGACTAAACTTTACAAGGGTATCAGCAGCAACAGCCGCATCTATGAAAAGCCTGTATTCTTCACCTTTTCCAAGAACCATGCCCAGACGTATGCTACAGCTCGCCTAGGCGAGTATGTAACGAGCAAGACTCTGAGACTTCTGAAACTCTCCAATCGCACAATCAAGTTTTTGCTGAATCAATCGGACATCTCTCAACTCAATAAAAACCGCATCTCTTTCATTACTGGTGTGACCCAGACTGCAGGCACAATGTCGGTCGGGAACCAGCTCAAACTGGTGAACAGGATTGTGAGTAATACTGGTCACCAGGCTCATATCAAGGGTATTATGGAGGAGAATATCAAAAAGGTGGGTGGATCTCACTACTCTCCGGGTGGACGCAAAAGCTTCTATGACATCGATCTGCTCGCGTACAAGAGCATCTGCGCATTCTGCAGAAAGAATGGGTACGATGGATATTACGCCCCTGAGCTGTCATCCGTGTATCATCCCAAGTTTGGTTCTGAGCTTGTGATATGCAACCCGCGCGACGCACTCGTGAATGTCAACTTTCCTGTTAAAGACAACCACAGATAAATACGTAATGGGGAGCCACCAGTCCAAGCCTGACATGTACGTTCTTATGATCGAGGGTGACGTCGAGGTTTGCTGCCTCGGAACCTTTTCAACTCTGGACAAGGCGAAGGACCACATCCCGGGAATCGGTGAGAGTCGGCGCCGTATGTGGATTGAAAAGTTTCGGGTTGATGAGCCTCATGCTTACGATGACGAGTCTGTGTATGTAGTGTGGAAGAGCTCTCACAAGCAGTGATTCTCATCTAGTCAGTGCCACCTCTCTGACCAAGAAGATGGCGAAGAAGTTCTTTGATATCACATCCAATGCATTGTACATTACGTTCTTTTCAGCTTCTGGAAGAACGTAAGCGACACCATACAACCCCCAAACCAGTGATATCAATTTGAAAATGTTGTTTCCGGCTCCACCCATTTCCTTGTATATAATCCTGAATGTCATGAAGAATGCAGCTGTACCGATCACAACTGCACTCGTCTTTGGTATAACCCCAATCTCACCCAGATAGCCTGCTAGGAGCATAGCGATGTTTGACAAGAGTATACGTACAAACTGCGACTTGTATTTCTTGACAATCACACCAGCTGATCGTTCACCCTTCTTGTATAGAAAGTATGATGACATGCTCACCAACATCATAGGGGTTGTCAGGAACCAATCAAAGTAGCGAGTGATAGCCATGTGCTCTAGCTTGATGTTACGAAGAAGTGCAACATAAAATGTAAACTGGATTGCCGTCACAAGCAACTCGAGCCTCAGAGTCTGCACAAGCAGCTTTGGCTCTTTGAGCCATAAACCTTTTTGAGCAAACAGAGCTGAGACTGCCTGTGCCCATATACTCAGGTTTGTCGAGTGTCGAAGCACATCCATTAATATGTAGTTACAAAATAATGGAATGCCCTGTATGTGCAGAGGATCCTACTAGTCACTCATTCAAACAGATTGAAACACTCCCCGATGGAACAGTCATCATGTACACAAAGCCAGCAGAAGCGAGCAAGTACTGGGACAAGGATGGGATCCTTTTTCACTATGATCAGAAGCTCTCTACTCTTGGGGACTGGGTCTGGGTGTTTGACGCAGAAGACTTTTCTTTCGAACATATGCTCGAGGTTGATGTAGCGATAAGCCTGGCCAAGCTCATCTCATCTAAATACTCCCAGACTCTGAAAAAGATTATGGTTGTCAACCCTTCGTTTATGGTTCAGATTATTCTTACGATAGTCACTCCATTCCTGAATAAGCACATCAGATCACTGATCGTCAAATTATGATTAGAAATCTCCCTGGGTAGAATAGATGAACTATGCATCACTTGATGACGAGGAGCTAGTAGACATGTCGGTGCTCTCCTTCCAGGACAAGCTCAACAAGATTCGCTACTTCAACATGGGTCCATTTGATGTATCGACTGAAACTATAGAGTCTGATGTATTTCAGCTGGTTCCAGAGTATCGCAAGGCGGTGGATCATCTAATTGAAATTCAGCACAAAGTGCAGCGTGCCGAAAAGGAAATCAACACAGTGACTGATCTCATCGACAAGCTCGACAAGACTCGTAAGTATACGGAAAGTCTCTGTGAAATAATTGATCAGTTTATTCAGGATGCAAAGTTGGATGAGCTCAAGACTGAGTATACAGAGGCTTCGCGAGAGGTTCAGAAGTATCAGGGAGCATTTGCACTGTGCAAAGATGCTGATCTTCTCAATAAATACATGTGCTTTGTATGTATTGAACGTTCAATTAATGTATTTATCAATCCTTGCGGTCACACATTGTGTGATGAGTGCGCAGCAAAAGTCTCCTCAAAGTGCCCCATGTGTCGAGGAAGTATCCAGACCAAGAACCGACTTTTTCTGAGTGTATAGAATATGGATGATCTAAATTTGGTCAAGAAATATCTGTCTCAGACAAACAAATCCGAGACTCTTACAGAACTCATGCTCCGATTCAATGCCGCAGAACGAAACAACTTTACTCGAGTTCCTGCGAATTCGCGTAAAAACTGGCTCAGAGCATGGCTTTCAAAGAAAGATCCAAACGTCAACCTTTCGACTGTTGTAAACGCCCCCGACACATTTGTACGCTATCTAAACTCACTAAACTCTAAGAAGAATACGGACATGAATCTTCGGCGCTTACTCACCCCAAAGAAACCTCCACCATTCGCTGAGCTTAAGATTCCTAACAAAGGTTATATTCAGCTTGAACCACTCTGCAAGAACAACCACAACAAGGGTGTGTATATCTACTATGGGTTCACTGAACCCCCTTACAGAGGTACAGAGGAGAAGATAGGCTACAGACTCAGAAAGGCGGCTGTTAATGCCGCTCGAAACTCAAAGATACCTCTGTATCAGGTGTCACAGGACATAGAAGGGCTCGTCGCCCCTGGTAAGTTGCCAGTGTCTGGTAAAATCATGGAATCGCTGGGTGCGATCCAACTACCACACGCTCCACCTTGTCGTTCAAAAAACAAGAGAGGTTTGCACAACTATGCATTTGTGGTTGGTGAGCCATTTTCAGAGTACAAGCGATCCTCTAGACTTTTCCTCAGTGTATAGTATGGCTGGTGGTATATTCGGCGGCCGAAAGTTTGTGTTCAACATCAAGTGTGTCATATTTACAGCGATTCTAGCAGGTGGGTATTGGGCTCTCCCACCCAAGAATCTGTACATCCTCTTTTTCCTGCTATGGGCCCCTTACATAGCGATGGCGTGGTATGATTACTCGTACGAGTGCAAGGATAAGCTGAAGCCAACGGTGATACCGTTTGGTCGCTACCTCTGGCTTCCATTCAAGCCACCTACCTACAAGCAAGAGTTCAACAAGCTCTCAAAGGATACCATTGGGTGGATGGATCGTGTGGACCACATCACAGCATGGTCCATAATGATCCTTATCCTCTTCAAATTGTCGACTTAAAGAAATAGGACTATGTATGTTTGGGGCAGGCGTCGCCCCACCTGACCTTAGCTCAATTGGTAGAGCGAGAGACTGTAGGCACCCAAGCCTGTTCTGGATGAGCAATCATCTCTAGGTCACGTGTTCGATTCACGTAGGTCAGAAAAGCCCCTGTAGCTCAGTGGTAGAGCATTCGTTTAGTACGGAGGCTAGCCTCCAGCCTTGTAAGCGAAAGGTCTTGAGATCAAAACTCAACAGGAGCACTTATAACGTCCCTGTAACTCAGTTGGTCAGAGTGCTGGTCTTATGTACCAGAAGTCGCGAGTTCAAGCCTCGCCAGGGACAGGCGAGTATCGTATAGTGGTTAGTACGCTTCGTTGTGGCCGAAGCAACCTGAGTTCGATTCTCAGTGCTCGCAGTTGCGCTCGACCTGGGCATGTCGTAAAAAAGCCCATCATTCTCCTATAACTCAGTTGGTAGAGTATCAGACTGTTAAGGGGAACTTTGTTCCCCGCTTCGCTATCTGGAAGCCGCAGGTTCAATCCCTGCTGGGAGAGTCTATGAGTGAAATCCTCACTCACAAACTCTTATTATGTAATATGACTCTTCTATTCGAAGAAACCTCAGTGAAGGTGAAAGAGTCTGGGGTGTCTACGGACAGACTGTGCTACGGCTTTTCACCTACAAACCTCGATCATGCTGCTATTCGAGAGTTTGTAGGTGAAGAAAACTATCAGCGTTTTGCAAGGTTCTTCCCCAAGCCTATGTATGACCCCCAGAGCTATAGTTGTATAATGTTTGGTAAGGATGGATCCGACTTTGAGATGTATGTAGAATATGGAGGGGACATAATGTCATATGACGTAGGAAAGGATGAGGAGTGCGTGTATCATAGCCTTGATTCTGCTCACCATAGATTCGTCTACGAGTACATCCAGACCAAGGTGAGCCCTTTGATCTATACAACCCTGATGTATGCTATGCATCCGGACAAGTGTGACATTATATATTGTAAAAAGACTCGTCGCCATCTATTCTCGTATCTTCTGAAATACAAGACGTTTGTCCGGGTTCCGTCGATAAAGAATCAGTTAGTAGAGGCGTTGCGTTCGATCCATGACGCAGATATTGAGATGGATGACAGTCTCTACGTGAGCTATCTTGGAATTGCAGTTACATGGGATGGAAAGACTGAAATGAGCGTTTATTTCAGAAAGACAGACACTACTTAAAACTTTTGAGTCTATACTATTCATATGGATCTTGAACGTGTAAAGTACATTCGAGAGAGTACAACGGATGATCTCAAGGACTGTGATTACATTGAGCAGTTGATGTGTAAACTTGGCTTTAATGACGAGGGGCTTCACGAACAGCCTCAGATTGTACGTGCCAATACGGGTGGTTTGAAGATTTGGCAGTATCCTAATCAGTTTTCTAAATACCTGAAGTTTCTGTCTGATAAGAACATCACATCGTATCTGGAGATTGGTTGTCGATGGGGTGGTACATTTGTACTGACAACCGAATATCTCAAAAAGTTTAACAACCTGACAGAGTCTGTTGCTATTGATATCATCGATTCACCTGCTGCCGAGTATACGGGTGGTAAGTTTATGAAGATGAATTCAACTAGCCGGGAGTTCAAGGATTACATTGCAACGAAGCAGTTTGATCTCATTCTGATTGACGGCGATCACGGTTACGAAGGTCTCCGGAATGATTATCTCCTCGTCAAGGATCATGCCAAGATTCTTGTATTCCATGATATTTCAAGCGTAGCTTGTCCCGGAGTGATGAAGATTTGGAATTTGATCAAGTATGAGTATGACTTTTACGAGTTTACAGAGCAGTATACAGATGTTACAGGGAATTTCTTGGGGATTGGGGTGGCAGTTAAAAAGGTTCCACCCATGTAATGTATGGAGAGACGAGCGTACGAAGCTCAGCCAGTGCGGGTTCTCAAGCGCATCTGGCACTTTTCTCGACGCAACTGTCTGGCTCGGAAGGGTGAGGCCGTAGAGCATACACTCACATTTCAGCAGATGGTTGACATCTGGCACGCTCAGAAAGGTCTTTGCTACTACTTAAAGATTCCGATGGTATTATTAACAGCAAGCGATTGGAAGTGTAGTCTCGAGCGCCGAGACCCCTCGAAGGGGTATACATCCGAAAACTGCGTGTTGTGTTGCCATGAGATGAATGGGGCTTGTCAGTGGACACCGGAAAAGGTGAGTGAGTTTAAAAATCATCTTGCATTCCCCATTGAAAATGACTTTCAGATTACTGACTCTGTGCACCGCTTTGTGAGTTATTTGTGGTCCTCAGCCCGCTCTTCGTCTTCTGCATGCAGGAAGAAAGGGCGGGCTGGGAAGGGTGAGTTTGATATTACGGTTGAATACCTAATTGATATTCTCACCTGGCAGGAGGGCAAGTGCCATTACAGTGGCATACCGATGAATTTCGAGAAGAAGTCGACATGGAAGGCATCACTCGAGAGGCTGGATCCACTCTCGGGGTATACGGAAGGGAATGTGGTGTTTATTTGTTGGGAGTTTAACACGTTTGATAATACTCACAGGATCGTGTACAGCAATGGTGGGAGCTGTAACTGGTCCAAAGAAAAGATTGATAAAATCCGCAGCCATGTAGCTTAGTGGATAGAGCGCTCGCCTTCTAGGTCCTTAATTGTGTGTCAGCGAGAGGTCGCGGGTTCGATCCCCGCCTTGGCTAAACCATCTCCATCCGAGAATCTTCACCCCGTGTAGGGCTGGAGTCCCCGGATGAAGAACCAAATGCTCTGAGTCTCTCACCGATACTCATTACACGCTGACGAGGAGAGGCTGGAAGATCGTTTGAAATTTTTCCAAGTGCCATGAAATTATCTAGTCGCTTTTCAATCGGGTTACCTTGTTCGACGCACGTGATGAAATCCGAGTGACACTCATTCATGAATGTCTTTCCTTCGGAGACTCTATTCTCTGGTTCGACAGTCAGCTCCTTTGATATTCTCAGAGCTAGTTTTTGCATTGTGATGGAAGATCTCAGAGCAGACGTCATCTTTTCATTCACCTTCAGATACAGTTGTACTGATCCGAGTACACCTGTCCCTGCAGATAGAACTGCGTTGATTATACTCACGTAGCTCTGTTCCACAAACTCATTCAGGACCACTGCGGTAAGAGCGTTGAGTGCAGAGATTCCTATAATAGGTATGTTGAATCTCTGAGCGAGCTTGTGGAAGTACACGTGCTCCTTACGGTAGTAATCCTGCATCATATTACATTGCTTTTCAAGCTCCTTGAGAAACTTTTGCTCTTCTGGATGCCATACATTTGTCTTCTCCATCTTTATTTAACGCAGCGAAAACTTTTGACATTGGCCGGAGCCTCTGACCAAAACTTCTTTTCATCACTCTGGAACAAGTCAAAGAGTCTCATATTTTCATCTACAATCATTCGACCACGTTCGTCAGCGAGATCTACTCGCACAACCCCATCTGGCACCTGGTGTACAAGGCTAGCCCTGGTATCAGGGATGTCTGCAATGTGATATGTAATGTCATGCTTTGACCCATCCTCGAGCTCGATCCAGCAGTGCCAGCAGGACTCGTTGTCACCCGTCACAATAAATCCATCAACCAGTTTGCAATCGAGCTTCTGAACCGTCCTCAGATACTTGGCGAGGATTGCTTGGTGGTGGATCACTGTCCCACCAACCTTGTAGAGCCTAATCCTGAGGCTGAGTCTGCGTACACATTCATCCATTGAATACAAAGCATGATTATTCTTTACGTATGCTTTAAAAAAAACCGCCGCCTCCTTTATAATGGATCCAATTCTCACCGTTGATAATGCTCGCTTCACAACCTTCCCGATCAGGTATCCAGGCCTATGGGACCTCTACAAAAAGGCGGTGGGAAGCTTCTGGACTGCGGAGGAGATTGACCTTGGGGGTGATCTCAAGGATTGGGACAAGCTCGGCTCTGGTGAGCAGCACTTTATCAAGATGGTGCTTGCATTCTTTGCCGCCTCGGATGGTATTGTATTCGAGAATATCGACATGAACTTTGGGTCCGAAGTGCAGATTGCAGAGGCGAGATCCTTCTACGCGTATCAGGGGTTCAATGAGGCTATTCACGGAGAGACTTATTCACTCATGATTGACAAGCTGGTACGTGACCCCGACGAAAAGAGTCAACTATTTAAGGCGATTGATAACATCAAATGCATCAGTGACAAGGCAACCTGGGCTATGCTATGGATGGATAAGGGTCTACAATTTGCTCAGCGACTTGTTGCATTCGCATGCGTCGAAGGAATCTTCTTTAGTGGAAGTTTTTGTGCCATATTCTGGTTGAAGCGCCGAGGCATCATGCCTGGCTTGTGCTTCTCGAATGAGCTCATCTCTCGTGACGAGGGTATGCATCAGACTTTTGCAGTTGAGTTGTACCACCAGCTCCAAGACAAGGTGGAGTCTGGCATTATTCAGGAGATTGTCAAGAGTGCAGTCAATATTGAAAAGGAGTTTATCATCGAGGCTCTGCCATGCAAGCTCATCGGTATGGATTCAGACCAGATGAGTCAGTACATAGAGTATGTTGCTGATCGCCTGCTGAAGCAGTTTGGCGTAGAGCCCGTGTATGGTTCTGCTTGCCCCTTCGACTGGATGGAGAACATCTCGTTGGAGGGTAAGACCAACTTTTTTGAAAAGAGGGTCGGTGATTACTCGAAGCATATGATGCCCGAGGGTGATTCAGTTAGATTTGACGAAGAGTTTTGATTTACATGATCTCTGCTGGCTCGCCGTCATAGCCGGACATGCCCTTGGGCAGAACCATCTTCAGGACTGCCAGCAGCACCAGGAAAACAACTGCGTGCAGGACCAGGCCGCCTGGCTGAGCGCGGCCAGTGGCGTTGGCGATCCAGTCGCCTGCCAGGCCTGAGGTCAGCTTGTAGGTCTCTGGGCTGGAGACGATCACGAAGGCGAGGACTGCAACCAGGTTGGAGGGGGTAATAAACTTTGCCATTTATACTAACCTAGATTTTAGTTTCGGATCTTCATCAAAAAAAATACAATCGCCAAAAACACAACCGTGTGAAGGAACAGACCACCGGCTGACGGGCAACCACCTGACCCCGCCACCCAGTCGCCAAAGAACTGAGACGTCAGCTTGTACGTCTCTGGATTTGATACAAGGAAAAACACAAGTGCCGAGTACACTGAGTACTTGAACTTGACCATGTCACTCTTCTTGAGACCTCCGCAGCCACAGCCGCAGTCGAGCTTTTTTTCAAGGCCCATGCCACCCATTTATAGTACCCAAGATTAAATCTCCAAGATCCGGGCCTAAAGAGATGGAGCCCTTGATATATAGAAAGCAAAGATGGCCTCCTCCATTGTTCTGTTCAACAACTTCTCTGCTGACATGGTTAACTTTAGCGAGCTGAAGAAGAACAAGCTGGGTGGCAAGTTTATCAACCTCCAGGGCGCTTCTGGTGAGAAGCTGAACATCCAGCTGCCGGCGATGCGTGTTCCCTTTGGCCTGAGCGAGTTTACCGACAAGGGCTCTGGCAAGGTGACGTACAGCCTCGATCTGTCTCTGGATGACCCCGATGTGCGCCAGATTCTCCAGGATCTCGATGAGCGTGTGCTGCAGTACGTGGTTGACAACAGCACCCAGTTCCTGGGCAAGCCTTACAAGAAGGAGATTCTCCAGGAGGCTCTGTTCAAGCCTATGGTCAAGCTGAGCAAGGGTGACTACGCCCCTACGCTGAAGCTCAAGGTGCCCACCACTCGCGATGGCAAGTTTCTGCCCTCTTGCTTCGAGCAGGACCGCAGCGTCGCCCAGATTGACTCGATCGAGAAGGGCTCTATGGTCTTCACCATTGTCGAGCTCAACCAGATTTGGTTCATCGACAACAAGTTTGGTGTGTCTGTGCGCCTCCAGCAGGTGATGAAGATGCCCCGCGCCAACCTGACGGCGTTTGCCTTTACGGTTGAGAAGGATACCGATGATGCAGCTAGCGATGAGATTGACATCCCGTCAGATGTCTAAGATACCAGCCTGCGTTTTTTTGTAGCTGAGTAGTAGATGTGTAGTCTTCGTACTACCAAGTTTTTGGGGGAGGGCCAGTCATCAAAGGTGTACTCGGCCCTCAACTCCAACCGCAAGAGCGTGGCGGTCAAGGTGACTGTCAGAGACGTTCGTTTCAAAGTGCAACCGTGTGAAATTGAATATAACATTATGCGCAAACTCCATGATATTGTCCCGTCCTTTGTCCCCGCAACCTATGGCGCTTCGTGGTGCCGCAACTTCAAACCAGGTGCATTCAAGCGTAACCAGTTTAGGCCCGATGTCTCGCAACAATATATAATGAAGATGGAGCTCTTCCCGCGCGGAGATCTCCACAAGATGCTCGAGCAACTTCACACACAAAAGAAGTTGACGGATGCTACACTGAAAGTAGTCATTGCCCAGGTTCTGACTGCTCTCCGTCAAATTCAGAAGAAGCTCCCATCATTTCGTCACAATGACCTCCATCTTCACAATATCCTTATAGCCGATCTCCCACTCAACCGAGTAAACTTTTACAATGGTTACGGTATTCAGAGTTCTGGTTTCCGGTGTGTCATCTATGACTTTAACCTCTCGGTCATGTCTGGAACCCAGAATCCTCTGCTTTCAGACCCTAACCTCCAAAACGAATATGGTATATACGAAGGCAACAGCGACAAGTATGACATGCATTTCTTTCTGAACTCTTTGTTTGACTGGTTGACAAAGCACGGCGCTGGTGGCAAGTATGACGAGACCAGAAGCTTTTTGATGAGATGCCTGCCAGTTGGCTACCACGGCCGGCAAGATGCCAAGGTGAAGAACTTCCGGCTCAAGCCAAATGTATCAACCAACAGTCTCGCATCTCTGGATCTCGTTATGAAGGATCCCTACTTCAAGCCTATGAGGAACTTGTACAATGCTCCAGAGGAGGGTGAGATTGTGGCGAGCCCTGTGCGACGTCCAGCTACTGGTCCAGTCAAGACTCCATTTGTTCGCCCAGAACTCAAGATGATGAAGCTTCCTGGCAGCTCTCGAGCACCAGCTGAAGTACGAGGCATAAACTACAAACTTCCACCCAACGCTTACAAGAGTGCACAGTTTCAAGCTCTTCTGAACCTGATGACTGAGCCAGGACCAAACAAGAATGAGTGGAACAAGTTCAAGAATGAGGTGGGCCGTGTGAATATGGCCAAGGTGAATGCTGAACGCAAAGTCCGTGAGAATCAGGGTAGGAGAAATGTCGAGGCGGAGATGGTCAAAATCTACAAGGCTAGAGGTGTTCCTTCATATGCGCGCAAGACTGTATCTTTGCCAGAGTACAAGCCACTTGTTCTGCCACCACCACTGGTCAATACAAGACCTGCCAGGAAACAGGCGGTTACATTCGAGGAGAAGTACAGCCACGCCTTCAAGGCTCCTGGACACGTCAGACCAGAGAGTAAGGTGCTGAATGTGAAGCAGGCTCCACCCATGATTGAGACCAAGGCGCCAAAGTTTGTCGCCCCCAAACCTCTGCCCATCTCAAGTGTATTCAAGTCGGTGGAGAATCTGCTGAAGATACCCAACCGCGAGCCATTCATGCACAAGATGAATATGGGACAGTACAAGACTGGACCCATGCCTCGCATCCAGCTTGACAAGACATTTATCAAGTGTGAGAGTCTTGATCGTGCAACACTCGATCTTATGGCTGAGGCTCATGGTCTCAACCCAAGACTTTACAAGAGCAAGGGGCTTTTGTGTCAGGCACTCAAGCGCCTCCACAACGGACAATAAAGAATATAATGTCGGTTAGTTATAAATGAATAAGATGATCATTATTGGTGTTGTGCTTGCTGTTCTTGTCGCACTGTGGCTGTCGAGACGTTCAGGCAAGGCTGTGAAGGGCTGCAAGGGGTCAAAGACTACTGGGCCTCTGACCATTTACGGGACTATGGGGTGTGGCTGGACCAAGAAGCAGCTGAAGCACTGCGACGAGAAGAAGATTCCTTACAAGTTTGTGGATTGTGATGCTGAGGGCTGCCCTGACTTTGTCAAGGGGTACCCAACAATGGACAAGTCTGGTGAGATTATCGAGGGGTACCGCGAGTTCTAAGCGTGGCCCCAGAGGGTCAGGGCTAGGGCCAGCAGAAGGGTCTGCCACAGAGTCTTGATGGGGCGGATCACAGTTATTGCGTTGACCAGTACGTTATTCCAGAGGAATCGCAATAGGAATGTATAAAGAATTGTAAAAAGCACAAGTGCGATCAATTTCTGAAGAGTTGGGAGTTTGCGCACAGACAACATCTATTATACAGCCTGAAAAAAACACGGCTGTATACTAGATGAAGCTTCCTCTTTCAGGATCCGAGCCAAACTTCGACTCGGATGTATGGGCCGTGGTGGGGAATAACTGCTACGATTATGCGTTTGGTGACAACCGCCCCAAGTCGGGTTTGTTTGCGAAAAAGAATAACATGGTGCGTAACGAAAAGGGTGGGTGGATGAAGAGAAATCCTCGTAATGAAAAGAGTACACCCGGACGTGTCGCTGGTATGTCTGCCAACGGACTTGATTTCAGAACGTGCAAGGGTCTGAATCAGCGTATTCTCGCCGACAATCCTGGTAACGTGTACAAGTGCAGCAACCCAAACTCTGTGTGCCGTAGAGGATTCTACAAGGTGATGGCATTCGTAGCCCCCGATAATGACTATGGGAACAGCTCTGGTGACTTTCACTTTTACAAGCAAGTTGGGGCTGTTCGCTACAAGATCAAGGCGGGGGATACAATGGAGGAGCTTGCTCGCACCTTTGACGTAACACCGGCAGTCATTCGTAATGCAGCACGCAAGCTTGAAAAAGCTCGTAACAATACGAATGGCATGATTAACAATAAAACCAATGGCAATGCTCAGACTCAGGCTCGCAACATGGCTCCAAACAGCAACAAGAATTCGAGCTTGCTCGTACCTGGCCGGATCATCACATTCCCCATCAATCTCTGGGCGCACAAGCTGGGGTGGGGCACACGTCCCCTGATGGTAGATGCATCGGGCAAGGCTATCAAGAATCCTCTGACGGCAGATCGGAACTACGGATACAAGTACAAGACTCTATGCGGTGTTTACTGCGTCAGAGCCGGGTACGCGAAAACGGGTAATGCCTAGTTCCCTTAGCACCTCCTCAAGAACCTCACCAAACTCAATGTCAAAATTGATATCAGTGACTGTTCGCCTCGATGTATCCAATATAGCAGTCTCTGAGAGACCAAAACTCTCAATCATCGTCTGAATATTACTTGTTGTATACGTCTCTGTAGCCGTATTACCATCCACACTAGACTGGATAGTAATAGTTATATTGTAAATTGGTTGATCGAAGGGCTCTCTGCACATAGGACATGTTCTACTGGATCTTTTCCACCTGTCGATACATCTGACATGGAATGAGTGACCACATTCAAGTTCCCGAGTGGATCTTGGTAGCATATTAGCCATGCATATTGAGCACTGGTTACCATCAGTGTGGAGGTGGCAACGGTCTGATTCTTGTCTAGGTTTACACTTACATTGACCGCCGAGTCTTGTCAGACCGGTGCATCTCCTATCTCCCATATTACTATAGTTATACTTTAAGGTTAGTCATCCTCCGCAAGCTGTCTATAACGGCGTCTGGCGGCCCGGAGCTGGGTTTCGAGGGATCGAATTGCATCGTTGTACGTGAGCCTCATTCGCTCCTCGACCGCCCCCTTGAGCTGGATGATTGGGTCATCCGTCTGACTTGCTCGACAAACAGGACATTCGTTTGATGATTCGTACCACTTGATGATACAAGTTGCATGAAACGAATGTCCGCAACTAAGACGCTTGCTAGACTTGGAATTCAGAGAAGTTACATTTTCAAGACAGATTGCACATGTTTGGGAGAGGTGCACACAGCATTTGCCGTCGAGCAGTGCTGGCTTTCTGCACTTTCTCCCCTGGGCGGTTACGGATGTACAGTTCATTCTCTAATTTTAGCACTGAAATAATTTCACTGTGGATTTGCTGCGCAGACCTCCCAGAGACGTTTATGGGTATCACAACACATGGAATCTTCATAGCAAGCTCAGTGTACAACGAGTGAAGCTCCTTCAGATATTCCAGACTCACCGACGTGTCACCCGTCTGCTCACGAATCTTGATCCTCTCGTGCGCCTCCTCTGGTGAACACGTCAGGTAAATGTACAAGTCGGGCTGCCAGCCAAGCCTCTCATAGTACTTTTGGTAGATAGAGTCCTCTTCCTGAGTAACCTTCTTATTCTTCACGAGATTGGCCCAAAACACATAGTTGGATGACAAAGGGCATCTCTCATGAATAGTAATCGAAGACGTTGAACCCTTCTGAAAACTATTCAGGATTTCCATCTGAAGCAGTAAAGCCCACCGAGACTGATCCTTGTAAAAGAGGTCAAGTGACCAGTCATCGATAGGCTCCCTAAAAACCCTATACCCCACCTTTTCAAGGAGACGAAGCTGTGTAGACTTTCCCACCCCTATATTTCCGTCGATAACAATCTTCATATATTAAACGCTTCACTTATCTTTATCAGATGCGAGTGCCCAGGGGCGGAGGCAGCTCATGTCATTCTGGAACCCAATCACGTCGGGGCCCTTCTCCTGCAGCAGCTGGCGGAAACCAGCATTGTCGGTTGCGTTGAGGCCAGCTGAGGCCATCATCTTAGTGGTCATTACACGGTTACTCTCGAGAAATGTGAGGCAACGGCCGTCAGCCATTCCGATTCTCTGCGACATTTAACATCTATACATATTATTTTAGCACCCTGAGCCACTCGCTAAACTTGGCACCCATGAAAATCTCGTGCAACTGAGGCTCTTCATCAGACTTGTGACGATGGTCTGATAGGATATTCTCGTTGAGTTTCTTGTAGGCGTGCACCACCTCCTTCAGATTCTCCGCTCCGTTGATGCCGATGTTGCCCGTGGAAAAGACGCTACAGGTCACCTGCTTCATACCCCGCTTGGGGGAAAACTTTACAATGAGACCCGCGTAGTTGGATGGCTCGTACGATGTAGTGAACGTGGGGTCCTTGGCAAGATGCCGGTGAAGCTTGTATAGATTGATACGGCAGTTGGTAGAAAAGTTGGTGTTGATCATCACGATGCTGTACTTTTCAAATGGAATGTCAAACTTCTTGCCAAAGATGTAACTCAGAATCACCTCAGTCTGCTTGGTGATACGCTTGCAGTCGAGGATGTTCGAGCACCCAGTCACCTGAATCGAGCCATTCGGGAAGAGCCGAATCGCCTTGGTGGAATAGGCATCAGTGTAACCGATAGTCACTTGATTCATGAATGAGTTTGGCCGAAGTTTCCACTCGAAACCAGCCTTGCTCCCCTTTGAGACGATGGTGATGCTCCCGAGCTTGTTAAACACCTTTGCCACATACTTCAGATTGATACCTTCGAGAGCCCCACGGCAAACCATAGTGATGGTGGTAATTGCCACCCACGAAGGCCTGGTCTCCTCCGGGAACTCGTCCCGGAATTGAGCAAGAGTCTTGATGTACTCGAAGGTATCCATTTCATGCGTTACTTAAATAGGCACCCATTTACCTGGGTTATTTAAGGACACCCTTTTTAACAAAAGTGCCGGTTCATATCCTGAGACTGGGACTTGACCTGGACCTGAGTAAACTCTTCACATACGCGTTTCCAGATGGACCTCTGGCACTCGATGTGGTATTTCTCATCCACCACCATAAATAAGCACTCTGCGCATATCATATATCAAAAGACTCGAAAAGTTCTTCGACTGGAGTCTTTTCTTGCTGGATCTCAGCATACCAAGCCCCTTGAGGCCCGCACTGCATCTTGTCGAGACGCACATACTTGGCATAATTGTGGTGAATCTTCCCATTGCTCACAGCAATCACAGAGCGTCCACACGTCTTGTCACCGGGGTTGTAGTAAAGGCAAATCTTGCACAGAGCTGAAAGGCTCATTTGTATTTATAGAGTTGTACTTTTATTACCACGGAGTCCGGTCGATGGGCCCAGGCATCTTGCGTACTACATGTTCTATGTTCCTGAGATCTGTGAATAGATACCCTGGGGCCATAAATGGTGCTGATATTGTATGCATGAATACTCGCCCTACACGATCAGTCACATACTCTTCCTTTCGAAGCGGGGGCGCGTAAGCGACGGTCCGAAGAGCTCCATAAGTATAAGCGGTTATAGAGTATTTTATGAAAATCTTCTCCATTACTTTCTAATAGGTTCTCCTATTTAGATACGGAATGAGTGGATACCCTTCACCACATCATCGTACTTGGCTGGCTTGTTCAGACCCTTCATGTTCACTACATAGCCGCCACCCTTGGAGCGGGTGCCAATCAGGGGCACAAAATCACCCTTGACCTTTGCCCAACCCATACCCTTTGAGTTGGGTCCGATCGAGCCTGTAATCTTGGTCATCAGGCTCTTCTTGTTGTACATCTTGACAGCCGACTGTCTTGGCGTTGTCCACTTGTTTGCTCCACCAGCGTTCACATTGACATTGGGAAAGTTGAAGACTGTGTTTGGGGACTTGGGTCTGATGGGGGAGATGGACTTGATCTGGGGCTTGCGTCGCGCTGCGCGCTCATTGGCAGTCAGGGTTTGACGCACCCGCGTCTCACCAAACAGATTGCCTCCAGTATTGTACCATCCGGGGAGATTGTGAACCTTCATGTATTTGGCGCCACGTGCCATGGCCATACGGTTCGTTGCAGGTCTGAGACCGTATTCGTAATCCATTTATATCTAGTCAGAAATTAATCCTCCCATAGTTGCTTGTATTCACGTCTCAAATTCTTCATATCCTCTTCTGACGCACCTCCATTTTTGAGCTGTCTCAACTTTTCAGTGTATTCTATAACCAAGTCAGTATCTACCGTACTCCCCTTGGGAATGTCACTCGGCCATTCAATCTTAGGCTGGTCCTTACACTGACTATGAGGAATGTCATGTAAACAGAATACACAGTTCATTATATATAAAAAGGGTGCCTTTTTTTAACCCAGGTCTTAACTTGGGTCGACTTCTAGCAAACGAAAAATGGCCCTAGCCCGTGCTGAATCTGCCTTGTGCGGGCGCCTTATCGGGCCCTACCAGCGCGATGGTGTGTCTTGGATGCTCCAGCGCGAGATGGGTGAGGAGCGCCCCCGTGGCGGCTTTCTTTGCGATGAGATGGGTCTCGGTAAGACTGTGGAGGTGATTGCGACTATGCTGGGCAACCGGCACGCGCGCACCCTCATCGTCGCTCCCAAGTCGGTTATCCGTCAGTGGAGCGAGGAGATTCGTCGCTTCTCAGACTTTTCAGTTCACGTCTGGGATGGCGCGAATCGCACCGCCAGTGCCGAGACTCTCCGCCGCTTCGAGGTTGTCATCACATCCTACGGGCTCCTCACCCCTCGCGTCGGTCTCACTACTCCTCTTCACAACATCTCCTGGGACCGGATCGTCCTCGACGAGGGTCACGAGGTTCGCAACCCCAAGTCCAAGACGCACATCAACGTCCGCTCACTGGCTTCTCGCATCCGCTGGATTGTCACCGGCACCCCCGTCTTCAACTCCATCCGGGACTTTGTCGCCCTCTGCAACATCATGGGCATTGAAAAGCGGATGGTGCAGGGTTACACGTCTCAGATTCGCGACAAGCTCGTTCTGCGCCGGACAAAGGAGGATGTCTCCGAGTTCAACCCGCGACTGGCTCTGCCCACCTGCGACTTTGCAAACGTCGAGCTGGAGATGAATCCTGAGGAGAAACAGATTTATCGCGAGGCTTTCGAGGGTGGCCAGGAGACTATCGCGCGCATCATGAAATCGGACAACCCCGGCCGGCACGCGATGATCTTCATCGAGTGCCTCTTGCGCACCCGCCAGGCGATGATTTGGCCCCAGCTCTACCTCGACGGTATCGCGATGAAGGATGAGGTGGATCCTGAGATTTTCACAGGCCGGTCGAAAAAGATGGATACACTGATTGAGCTCATCGAAACTCACCCAACCGAAAAGACTCTGGTGTTTTGCCAGTTCAAGGGTGAGATGGATACCATCCAGGAGCGCATCGTTCAGAGCAACATCGAGTGCTATCGCATCGACGGTCAGGTGGAGCAGGAGGCGCGCCAGTCACGCATCGAAGCGTTCCGTTCAAGCACGAATGGGTGTGTGTTTATCATTCAAATCAAGGCGGGTGGTGTAGGCCTGAATCTCCAGGAGGCGACGCGCGTGTACATCACCGCGCCATCCTGGAATCCAGCGACGGAGCTGCAGGCTATTGCGCGCGCGCACAGGACGGGCCAGACCCAGAAGGTGGTGATTCGCAAGCTGGTTTACACAGGCGACATCGGCCTCCCGAGCATCGAAGAAAGTATGATGGAGTTGCAGGGTCACAAGTCGGCGATTTGCGCAGAGGTGTTGAACGACCCCAGGCTGGCGAACCAGATTCCATCGGCGAAAAAGGGACAAATGACTATCCAGGCGATCCGCAAAATTTTTAGCAGCTAAGTGTAATAGAATGCCGAAGAGTCAGATCAAAAGCCAGCAGGCTCGTCAGAGTCCAGCACTGTCAGCTTGGCGTCGCGCGTGCAAGTCCAAGGGGTACTATAATCCAGGAGGACCCTTCAAGGCTTTGCCCAAGAAGGGTACCTCAGCATACAAGGATCTGTATGAGGAGTACCAGATGGAACTCCAGGTGGGCAACTCCCATAAGATTAACATGAACAGCTTCAACTACAACAATTAAATTGTGTCATTCGGATAATAAATTGCTTTAACTTTTCCAATAGCCTCTTTTTCATAACCCCGCGTCAAATTTTTTTTCCAGGGTAATGTTAAATGTCCTCCCCAGTCATGAACGCATCAGCCCTCCGTGCCCTGTATGGCGGTCGCCCCAGCATGTCCCTGGCCAACAAGGCAGCCAAGCGCCAGGCCTACTACCAGAGCCACAAGGCTCAGATTGCCGCCCGTGCCCGTGCATGGCGCGCAGCCCACGCCAACAAGGTGCGCGAGTATGCCCGCAAGTACCGTGCAGCCCACGGCAACGCAGTGCGCGCTGCCGCCAAGAAGTACCGCACCGAGCACGCCAACGCAGTGCGCGCTGCCGCCAAGAAGTACCGCGAGAGCCACGCCAACGCAGTGCGCGCCGCTGCCGCCCGGTACCGCGCTGGCCACAAGAACGCCATCGCCGCTGCTCGCCGCAAGTACTACTCCGAGCACAAGAACAAGGTGCAGGCAGCTGCCCGCCGCTACCGTGAGGCACACAAGAGCAACCTGGCCGCCAAGCGCCGTGCATACTACGCCACCCACAAGGCCAACATCGCCGGCAAGCGCCGCCTGGCTTACCAGGCAAAGAAGTACGGCATGCCCAAGAACGCCACCCTGTTCACCGCCTAAATTAATCTCCCTAAATACTAAATGCCCGCTCGTCTCACAGGAGGTGTGAAATCAGGATTTATGGATGCGAAAAAACGTAACATTTACGTGAGCGCCAACGGTCGCTACTACGCAAATGGGCCATCGGGCCGCGTGTACGCCCCCAAGGCTCGCTACATTAATGCGAATGGTTCAGTGCGCACTATTGTAGCAACCAATGCAATCCCAAATAAGATTCGTCCCGCTCGTATCGCCATGGCACCCAACGCAGCCAAGGCTCGTGCCGCAGAGCGCCGCTACGTTCGCGCTCGCGCAATTGTCCCCTATGTCCCCCCAGTGAACAATGGCCCCAACTTTGAGCCCCTCAATCAGAATGCAGTGCTTGCATCGCAGGCTCTGACTGCTCTGAAGGCTCCACGCGGAGGTTCTCGTTTTGCATCTCTGGTGAATACGAGCCGCCAGCCAGCTGGGACTTCTCGTATGCAGGCTCTTCTGAACGCAGCTGCTCGTGGCGGTGGTAGAAGCCCAGCATCTCCAGTTGTCAACGCAGTAGCTCTTCGCGCTCTGTATCGCGTACCACGCGCCCCCAAGGCTCGCCGCCCACGGGCCACCCCAGCAGTCCTGAACAACGTCGCTCTCCGCGGCCTGTTTGGCGGCAAGGTGTACTCTGGTAAGTACAAGACAAATGAGGAGCGCAAGGCGGCTCGCCGCGAGTCGGCTGCTCGCTACCGCGCTAAGAAGATGGCAGCATAAATGCACATTCATCTAGTTTCACGTACAACATCTGATAAATTCGACAGGTAAGTCCATATGTTCCATTGAAGTAGTACATTCCACTAACTTCCATGATACATTTCACTGAGCACCCCTGGAAATCACCCTCGGAGCGCTCTTTCATATCAATCTGACGTTTCGAGTCAAACACCTGTGTGTACTCGTCAATCTTGACTCGCAAAACTCCGTCACGGATCGATGAAGAGTATGGTTCCGGTGGGTCTACATACTCTTCGAGTTTTCCCCACCACTTTATGAATTCATCCTCCATTTCGATCGATAGAGACTTGTACTCTGAGAGTCCCCATACGCATCTCGACTCTGGAAGTTGAAAGCGAAACGGATTGCCATCATAAGTAAACTTGCGTCTTCCAGCTCTCCCGAGCTCTATGTGAAGCTTTGTAAAATCCACCTCGTTCCACAACATACATGTAAAGACGATAATCTCTTTATACCCAGATGAAGGTTTTTCTGATTCGCGTCCCAATTCCATACTCTGACAAGATCCAGAGTCATCGTACATACATCATCAACCCGAAGAAGATTCGGTACATTGATTACAGCCCTCATTTCAAAAAGATGGACATCTCGATGAATAACGGTGACAAACTTTCGTTAACTGATCAGGTGGATATTGAAGACATGTACAACAACTTGGTGACCTCCATAGAGAAATGGGCAAAGTGAATAAAAATATATGCTATTGGTAATGTCATGTCCAGCTGGGTATGAAAAATTAGGTCTGATGTGTTTATCTCCGTGTAATCCTGGTGATAAACAAGTCGGTAATATGTGTCAGCCATCATGTCCAAGTGGTGGAACAGACATTGGTTATTTATGCCGTGGTAAAAATGGAGTTATAATTCCGAAACCAGGAATTTATCCCAGAAGAATGGTGCCACTAATCGTGGACACCAATAAGGAGAAGGAGATGGCTATGCAGAAGGAGAAGGAGATGGCTATGCAGAAGGAGAAGGAGATGGCTATGCAGAAAGAGATGGCTATCAAGGCTATGGCACCTGGGCAGGTGGGTGGTATGATTGGAGGACCAAGTAAGGAGATGGGTGCAAAGGTGGGGGTTATTGGTCAGGGTCTCTCGCAAAATTTATTACCGGTTAGTAATAACACGATGTTTGGTAACATTGCATTAAAAGAAGGGGGTGCACCAGGAGCTCCGTACGCAAAGATGGCAGAGAAAGAACCAGCAGGTGCACCCCCTAGCCAGTATGGCGCAGCAAAGATTGTCGCGGGACCAGCACCAATGATGAAGGATGAGGCTGTCAAGGGTATGGCACCTGGACAGATGGGTGGCATGATTGGTGGAGCCGGTAAAGAGATGGGTGCAAAGGTGGGGGTTATTGGTCAGGGTATTGCACCACCAGGACAGTATGGAGTAGCAAAGCCTCCTACAGGACCAGCTCCAAATACTCCGTACTCAAACATGGCGGTTCCAGCAGGTGGAGCACCACCTTCTAAGTACGCAATGGCAAATGAGGCAGCAAAGATGTCTGCTCAGGATGCTGTAAAGGCGGCTGAAAAGGGTCCAGTCCCAATGATCAAGGAGGAGGCTGTCAAGGGTATGGCACCTGGTCAGATGGGTGGTATGATTGGTGGAGCCGGTAAGGAGATGGGTGGCAAGGTGGAGATGCTTGGTCAGGGACTTGCACCCAACAAGATGGAATTGAAGGTTGCTACAGCAAAGGAGATTCCTATGGTTACAGCAATGGGTCAGCCAGTACCTAGCAAGGAGGTGAAAAATATGCCAGAGGCTATCGCCAAGAAGGTTGATCCAGAGGTGAAAAAGATTGTAGATTCCTTCGGTAAGCCAGAATCTTCACAGGTTGAGCAGAAGAAGATGGAGGTGATGAAGCAGATGGGTGTCGCGCCACCCAAGGATGCCAAGGATATGGAGGATCTGCGCAAGGGGATCTACCGCCCAGATGGAAAGGAGATTCCCGGAACTGCTCTCTTCGACAGCTTCAAAAAGGATCTCGCCGCTTTCGCAAGCATGCTTATGAAGCTTGTGGGTGGAAAGCAGTCTGGCTACACATCTGGTGAGATGTTTGGCTCGACCAACTCTCTGATCCTTATTGCACTTGTTGTTGCGATCGTCTTTGCCTCCCGGCGTTAAAGAATATTGTGACAAGTACACACAATGAAAAAGAAGATTCCCAAGGCTTTGCGTGAGCAAGTATGGCTGATTTACTGCGGGGAGACTTTCAAGAACAAGTGCAAAGTGACTTGGTGTGAGAATATGATGACTCCATTCAACTTTGAGACTGGTCATGACATTCCAGAATGCAAAGGTGGCAAGACTGATCTTGATAACCTCAGGCCTATTTGTTCCTCGTGTAATCGTAGTATGGGGAGCCAATATACAATTGATGAATTCTCCGAGTTGTCGAAGCGAGCATCGAAACTCTGGGAGTGTTTCAAGTTTGACAAAAATGTTGACAAGAAGTAATGGCTGAGACTGACATCCCAACAGTTGAGGAACTTATGAAGGAGAAGATTGCTGAACTGCAGGCACTCGCAGGTGAGCAAACTTCTGGTTATATCCGGTTGCCAAACCAGCCTGATCGTACGAGAAAGACGAGCAATCTTTGGCTGATTTTGCTTATAGTGGCTGTGATTTTCGCTGTAAATGTGCGGGGATTCATGAAGGTGTTTCGCTAGCCGGAGCACATAAGGCACCCATCGGGGTTGTCGCGTCGGCACACCTCAGGATCGAGCGTCACCTGCACAGGCTTAGCCTTGGCGCGTGTGCGCAGATAGTACATACCCGTCTTGAGCCCCTTCTTCCACGAGTACATGTGGATGCTCGAGAGCTTGGCGGTGGATGGATTCTCAACAAACAGATTCATCGACTGAGACTGGTCGATGTATGGGCCACGATCAGCAGCCATGTCAATAATAGTGCGAGATGAAATCTCCCACACAGTCTTGTAAATATCCTTCAACTTGTCAGGAATGTCCAAAGCCTGGACACTCCCGCCATCTCGGATAATCTGATCCTTAGTCTCCTTGTTCCACTTGTCAATCTTCTGGAGGTCGCGCACCAGATGCTTGTTCACCATCACAAACTCACCTGCAAGGGTTCGACGCAGATAGATGTTTGTAGTATACGGCTCGAATGCCTCGTTGTTTCCCATAATCTGAGCTGTCGAAGCGGTTGGCATCGGAGCCACAAGCAGTGAGTTGCGCAGGCCAAACAAGTAGATATCCTGTTTGACTGCTTCGAAAGAAAGCATTGGCTTGGTGCCCCACAGGTCAAACTGGAGCAGTCCCTTGTCGGCTGGCGAATCTCGGAACGTCTCGTAAGTTCCCTCCTCTTTGGCGAGCTCGCACGACTCTTGGAGCGCCGCCAAGTAGATGGTTTCGAAGATGATCTGGTTGAGTTGTCGAGCATTCGGCTCGTCGAATGACATACCCAGCATCATGAAAACATCAGCCAGACCCTGGACACCGATGGCGATCGGTCGGTGGCGCATATTTGACTTGCGGCATGACTCGGTCGGGTAAAAGTTCCGGTCGATGACGCGATTCAGATTGCGAGTCACTACTCGCGCCACTCCCGCAAGTTTTCCCAGGTCGAACCCCTCATCATTCGTAACGAAAGTCGGCAGACAAATACTTGCCAGGTTGCACACTGCAGTCTCATCGGGTGTAGACACTTCCACAATCTCTGTACACAAGTTACTGGATTTAATCATACCGATATTCTTCTGGTTCGACTTGGAGTTGCACGCATCCTTGTACAGCATATAAGGCGTCCCAGTTTCCACCTGACTCTTGATCATGGCGTTCCAGACATCACGAGCCTTTACCACCTGCTTGTAGCGCCCCTGAGCCACATACGTCCGGTACAACTCATTGAACTCCTCGCCGTAGACATCCGAGAGGCCTGGTGAGTCATCAGGGCACATCAGGTGCCACAGCTCATTCGCCTCCACCTTTTGCATGAAGAGGTCCGGGATCCAGAGAGCAGTGAACAGGTCGCGACACCGAGACTCTTCGTCACCCTGGTTGAGTCGCAGCTCCAAAAACTCCATGACATCTGCGTGCCACGGCTCGAGGTAGACTGCGATCGACCCCTTGCGCCGCCCACCCTGATTCACATACCGGGCTGTATTGTTGAAGACGCGGAGCATTGGGATGATACCATCCGAGGTGCCGTTTGTACCACGGATCCGTGACCCCTTTGCTCGCACGTTGTGGATGTGCATCCCGATGCCACCCGACCACTTGGAAATCTGAGCACAATCCTTCATCGTGTCATAGATACCCTCGATAGAGTCATCCTTCATAGCGAGGAGGAAGCAGCTCGACATCTGGGGGCGCTTCGATCCAGCGTTGAAGAGGGTCGGGGTGGCATGCGTAAAGTAGTGCTGAGACATGAGGTTGTACGTCTCGATGACTCGCGCCTTGTCCGACCCGTGAATGCCAAGAGCTACACGCATAAACATAAACTGTGGCGTCTCGTACATGTTCAGATACATCTTCTGAAGAGTCTTGATACCAAAGTAACCAAACTTGTAATCGCGCTGATGATCAATCACAGCATCTAGATCCAGAGTCAGATGCTTCATCGTCTCATCAGAGACAATCTCTTTCATGTGAAGGCCGAGCATTGAATCGCTAAACGTCTTGGCGCAATTCTTGTGCATGTTGCTGACAAT